CGTGCTCTCGCAATACGTCATATGGAGCTGCCAGTTGGAGACTTTATTCTTGAGGGCCTTGAGAAAGAAGTACCCGATACAGCTAGAAAGCTTCTCATCTCGAATGTCAAAGATGAAGAGAAGCATGACATTGCGTTAAATTATATTGTTGATGCTCACGGAGCAGATATACAATCAGAACTAGAAGCTATAAAGATAAGAGATGCTTGGATTGCACACCCCGATCACACTATTACAAAAGCCCTCGTTGCAGAGCGAGCTATATTCTTTGTTCTATTACCTTTCTTTAGGTTTACTGGTGATGCTGCTATCAGAACGGTATCAGCTGATATTTCCAGAGACGAACAAGTACACGTGGCAACGAATAGCTTGGTCTGTGCCGAGCTTGGCCTTCGTCCTAGCAGTAGCTTGGATAAGCTTAGGAAGGCAACTATTTCATGGGTAATGCAACCCTTGAAAACTTCACCGGATAAACATTTAGACAAACAGTTCTGGCTTGACGCGAGCGACCGGTTGATGTATGAAGGTAAGGCACCACAGTTTGCCGATACCAAAGCAGCTCGTATGCCAGCGTTTTTTGAACATGCAAATACAAACCTCCCCCAATACGCTTAGCTTTCATTCAGAGAAGCTAGAGAAATTGGTAGAGGATTTGGAGTCCAAGTTTGCTTGGCATCCAGTCCACCCCAAGGAGGAGCTAGCCTCCATTATGTACAGGGCCGGCCAAGAGTCGGTCGTACAATATGTAAAATCTATTTTAGGAGAATAACTATGTGCGTTGGAGGTCTATTTGGAGGACGACAACAGCAGCAAGCTATTGCAGCACCCGCACCTATACAACCAAGAAACCCTGATTTAGCTCAGGCTTCAAGACTACCTAGTAAAAAAGAGTTACTAGATCCAGATGATGTAGCTGGAGTAGAGTATGGTACATCAGCTAAGAAAGAAGATCAAAGAGGTAACGCTGCAAGAACCGGTACAGATGCTTTAAAAATAAACATCAACACTGGTGCTGGTGGTGGCGGAACATCAGGAGGATTAAATGTCTAAGGCTAGGGAAAGATACACCCAGCTATTGACAAACAGAACACAGTTTCTTGATACAGCAGTTGAGTGTTCAGAACTTACCCTACCTTATCTTGTTACACAGGATGACAACTACAAAGGCAGACGCACACTGACACAACCATATCAAAGTGTTGGAGCTAAAGCGGTCGTGACTCTTGCAGCGAAACTCATGCTTGCAATATTACCACCGCAGTCAGCTTTCTTCAAGCTACAAGTCAGAGACGACAAGCTTGGCGAACAGCTAGACCAAACCATGCGTAGTGAGCTAGACCTATCATTCTCAAAGATCGAGAGATTGATTATGGATTACATAGCTGCATCAAGTGATAGAGTTGTAGTACATCAAGCCTTGAAGCACCTGATCGTATCTGGTAACGCTCTTATATTCATGAGCAAGGATGGTCTAAAGCACTATCCACTACAGAGATATGTTGTAAACAGAGACGGTAACGGTAATGTAGTAGAGATTGTTACAAAAGAACTAATTAATAGAGAAGTGCTAGGACTCGAATCGCCTAACCCTTCAGAACAGCCAGTCAATGGCGACTACGGTTCGACAGAGGATGACGCAGAGGTGTATACCTACGTGCGTATGGATGAAAACAGTGGACGCTGGCTGTGGCATCAAGAGGCTGACGATCAGGTACTTGAAGGCACACGTAGCACAGCACCAAAAGGTACTTCTCCATGGTTAGTTCTCCGATTCAATACAGTAGACGGTGAAGACTACGGTAGAGGTAGAGTAGAAGAGTTTCTCGGTGACTTACGAAGTCTCGACGGACTGTCTCAGGCTCTTGTAGAAGGAGCAAGTGTAGCAAGTAAGGTTGTCTTTCTTGTATCACCATCCGCTACAACTAAACCCGGGACACTGGCTAAGGCCGGTAATGGTGCTATCATACAAGGTAGACCAGAAGATGTAGGAGTTGTCCAAGTTGGTAAAACAGCGGACTTTGCTACAGCTGCAAACTTAGCAGCACAGATAGAAAGAAGAATACTTGAAGCTTTCTTGGTTATGAACATCAGGAACGCGGAAAGAGTAACGGCAGAAGAGGTACGCCTCACACAGTTAGAACTAGAGAAGTCTTTGGGTGGCTTATTCAGCTTGCTCACAGTAGAGTTTCTAGTGCCCTATCTCAATAGAACACTGCTGATACTACAACGAAGCAACCAGATACCTAACTTACCAAAGAATATAGTTAGACCCAAGATCGTGGCTGGAATCAACAGCCTAGGCAGGGGACAAGACAACGAAGCTTTGACTAGGTTTATACAGACGGTTGCACAAACACTAGGGCCAGAAGCATTGATGAAGTACATAGACCCAACAGAAGCTATCAAGAGATTAGCAGCTGCACAGGGTATTGATGTACTTAATCTTGTACGTACAGGCGAACAATTAGAACAGCTAAACCAGAAGCGGAAAGAAGATTTACAATCTCAAACTCTTCTTAATCAGGCTGGTCAGCTAGCCGGTACACCGTTGCTAGATCCTAGTAAAAACCCAGACGTAGCCGAACAAGCGGCTGGTATTCTGGGCAATCTCACACCACCACAGTAACATATGGCAGAAACATTATCATACGAAAACAATACACCAACTGAGACAGTTGAGACTAACCTTACTCCTGACGAACAAGATTCATTACGAGTCGCGGAAGCACAGGAACAAGGTAAAGAGCCTGCACCACCAGAAGAACCCTTACTCGCTGGTAAGTATAAGAACGCTGAAGAACTAGAAAAAGCATACAAAGAACTAGAGAGTAAATTAGGTGAGAAGAAAGAAGAAGAGAAGGCTGAGCCTGACAAAGCTAACTTTTCAGACAATGCTCAACTCATCACCAGTGCCTCAGAGGAGTGGTCAAAAGCCGGCGGCAAGTTGACTGATGCTACAAAATCTAAGCTTGCAGAAATGTCAAGTGCAGATTTACTCAACGCATACATGGAAGTACAGGCTAGTAACACACCTATACAACAGATACCTGAGATCACAAACGACGATATTTCAAGTATCAAGGAGTCAGTTGGAGGTAACACACAATATACTCAAGTCATTAATTGGGCCAAGTCTAACTTGCCCGAAGATGTGATAAAAGGCTATGACCAGACTATAGAGAGCGGTAGCCTCGCAGCCATAAAGCTGGCTGCTGCTGGGCTCAAAGCTCAGTATGAGGCAGCCAATGGCTCAGAGGGTAGAACCTACACAGGTAAGCCTGCATCAAACAAGGGTGATGTATTCCGAAGTCAAGCGGAACTCATCCGAGCTATGAATGATCCAAGATATGACCAAGATGAAGCATATCGTAACGACATTCTAGAGAAACTTGACAGATCAGACATTAATTTCTAGGAGAGCTATGGCTTACGGTGCAAAACCAACAAAAAAAATAAAGAAGAAACCTAAGAAAAAGGGGATGAAGTACTAATGGCTGATCCTATAAACAACAGACGCATCTATCCAGAAGAGTCTACGTCTGAAACATTTTCTCCAAGTAGACCTTTTGGTAAAAAGAAAAAGAGAGAAACATTCAAGCAGCTAGAGTTACCTCTGGCAAAGCGTTTAAAAAAAAGACACAAATCCAATCAATCAGTAAACACATGACACACCAAACAAACACAAACCCAATCTTCACACACGAAGCAGAAAGATTCAACGGCTGGACTGCAATGCTAGGCTTTGTAGCAGCTATCGGAGCATACGTCACAACAGGACAAATCATACCCGGTATTTTCTAATGCCAAAAGGAGCCGGAAAAAGATACTCAGGCGGTCAAATGAAGATCGCCCGAGTCGCACCACCTAGAAACAAGATCACAGGAGCGGACTTCGCAAAACTAAGAGGTAAGAATGGCACCAAGAAAAAGAAAGGGAGTAAGCCTGTCTCTCGGAAGAGGTGAGAAGAGTCGCAAGGGCGGCCTGACAGCTAAGGGTAGAGCCAAGTACAATCGTGCCACTGGCTCTAAACTCAAAGCTCCGCAGCCCGGAGGAGGGCCAAGAAAGAAGTCCTTTTGTGCCCGCTTCAAAGGCATGAAAGGCCCAATGAAAAAACCAAATGGCAAGCCTACACGTAAGGCTCTTGCTATGAGACGATGGAAATGCTAATGGGTAAAAAGAAAAAGATTAACAAGCCAGTCAAAGACTTAAAAGATTTTGATGATCCTAACTCACAGATCAACAAAAATAACTATAAGCTTGATCAGATAGGCAAAAAGAAAAGAAACAAGTATGTGACCGACTTTTTTTCGTTAGACAACAACAACGTAGTATAACTATTATGGCAATTACTTATTCAGAAGACGGTTCCGTAAGGAAACGCAAAGGTAATAAAAAAGCTTTAGCCTTGAACGACGGGCCTAGTACACCAATTAAACTTTACACAGATGTAAACGAGCCTCATGGTAGATTTCTACCTAACTTTGGAGCTGGTAGAGTGGGTAAAATTAGAATGAAAAAGGGGAAAGTCTAATGTTTGGTAGAAAAAAGAAAAAGAAAAACACCAAAGATGTCGACGCCTTTAACAGCAAGACTAGTGGCAACGGTAAGGTTAATGATCCTAGCGATAACTTTCTTTTAAACAGAGTTAGAAAAAACCAACTAAACCCTAGAAACAAATCTCAAAGCTCCACATTTCAAAAACGTCAACAAAGGCTAAAAGATTTACTGAAGAAACAAGGTATGGATTAATGCATAAGAAAGGTAAAAAGAAAGGCGGCAAATGTGGCTGCAAACATGGAGGTAAGTAATGGGTAAGTTATGTCCTCGCGGTAAGGCAGCTGCTAAACGCAAGTTTAAAGTATACCCTTCTGCATACGCCAACGCTTATGGTGTTAAGGTATGTAAAGGTCAAGTCAAAGCCGGTGGCAAGAAGAAAGCTGCACCCGGATATTCACGTAAGAAAAGAAGGTAATGGCAGCACTAACAAAACGCCAACAAGATACTCTCAAAAAACATTCCAAACATCACTCCGCCAAGCATATGGCTATGATGCGTAAGGATATGAGAGCAGGCATGAGTTTCTCAGCCGCACATAAAAAAGCACAAAAGGCAGTAGGCAAATGAGTTTAAGACGATGGTTTAAAGAAGAATGGGTAGACACCAAGACCGGCAAGCCTTGTGGCCGCCAAAAAGGGGAGAAACGCA